TCACTTATTTCTACGTCATATGGGCTATTAGGCAGAGCGTTACCTGCTGCATCCATTACATTAAGTTGGATTGAATCGAATGTTGTTAGATCGATCCGTTTCTGATCAGCATTTTTTATATCGAATTCCAAAGTGTTATCGATACCGTTATATATTTTTACATTTCTTTGATACACGTTAGTATACTCCACGGTAAAACCTGCCAGATCAGCCAGTAATTGAATTCTATTTGGGTATGAATATGTTATTATTTTTTGCATCTGGCAAATCCTGTTAATTAAAGTATTTATCGAAAATCGATATGATAAATATGCACATGACTACATTAAGAAATAACATGAAAAACAATCTGCCATTCATCAGTGTATTGACCTATGGCGGGAATGAATATGTTGGTATTATCATCAACCAGGATCAGAATGTGACTAGTTTTTATGATTTGAATTCAATAAAAACGGAATCTGAGCGTGAGCAATTTTTAGAGATTGGTGAGGTTTGGTGGTGGGAATCGAATCGTCAATTCCCTATTTCAATATTTTGCAAGGATCAATTGGTTCCATTCCAATATATAATTAAAACGTTTAATAGTAAAGACACTCGCGTAATATTAGGTCCGGTAGTTAATTTAATGGACTTAACAGTTAAGCGAGTGAAACGTAAATCGATTACATTAGTTCGTACTACTAGATAATTGTTCCACTAGTAAATTCATCTGTACTATGACAACCATGGCATAGCTAATAGCATGAGCATGTTTGAAGTAGTACCCGCCATTAGTGGGTTTTACCCAAACCTCGTTCATAATCGTCGTCCAATCTTTCCCAATCAGATAGCGTTTCGCTGGCCGTATCATAGCTAGGACGGCAGCTAATTGCTCCACTGAAGTCGGCAAGGTCTGTTTCAGAATATCGCCGTGCCCGTTCAAATGAAATAGTAGATTTACAAATTCTTCGTTTAGTAAAAGATCCCATATAGGTTCCGCCTCCATTAGTGATAATAGATGATTGTTGTCTTTGACACCATCATAAACATTGACATTAAGAAAGTCAATTTTAAAATAACCACGATCTTCTGCACTTTTATAATCTATTGTTGATAGATTAGTTAATGGATTATACGAGATGTTTTGAACGTAAATCCCCGTATTATGTGCAACCATACCAGTATCTGTGTGTCTACCTGCCACAATATGTTTCAGGTGTTTAAGCGCATCTTGGCGATTGAGAAAATCAATATCAATATCCATTAATGAATCACCGTTGATTGGAATAACATCAATGGTAGATACTCTGATAAAAATATCGCATAATTATCAGCTTGATCAAGATCGTTGAATCCAGAAAATTTAACATATACTGAATTATCTTCTTCTGATACGATAACATCTACATCAAGCGGTGTGTCATTTTCATTCATAAATTCGACTCTTTGACTAATTGTTTAACAAGTTCGGTGTCTGATTTCAGACGATTAAATTTTGAAAACCAAAATTGAGGATCAATCATTGGGCTTATTGCGTTTAACTGATCATCTGACAATTTTTTAAGTAAATCTTTCCCTGTGGGAGAATTCAATATCAACCATGGACTAATTTTACCATCTTTAATATCAAATGTTGCCCGTGAAAGACTAACATATAAAAAATAATGTTCCCATTTAGAATTATTATTATCAGCCCATTCTATCATATGTGCGATGCTTCTTTCAAGTGCGGTTTCCGCATGTTCTGTGCGAATAAGTTCAACTACATATTTGTCATATAGTTGGTCACTACACCAATGATCTAGTTTTACACCACTATTTATAACATATTCAATGAAGTGGTATGGATATAATGGATTTACATTACTAACAAAACTTCCAAATTTTACGAATGCATTATAGTATGGGCTTTTGCAAAAATCCTCATATGATTTAGGTTGCTTCACATTCTGTGACATTTGGAAGAACTTGTTATAAGCATTATATCCAATCACAACGTGTTTATCATTACGTGCAATAGCACGACGTTTTGGTTCACAAACGTGGGTGAACAACGTGCTTTCCCTAGAATACCCATGATTGCAATATTGGCAGATGTATGGTTTTAATTCACTCATTTTAACAATTTTTTAATGTCGTTATCGGTATATCCATGACTGATCGCTAATTCTTTAAAGTCGTTATCAGTCATAATATCGGCTAGCATATAGACTTCATCGAGTTTCATACTAGGATATAATTCTTCTAAAAATTTCAATTTACTATTTGATGATTTTGTGTCTTTTTTCTTCAATCCAATCCATTCATGGTACATAACTGTATTCCCATCAAGACTACACATGCATATTAGTAACCATAGCAATTTAGGATGTTTACTCAGAACATGCCAATTTTTATTGAAATATTCATTTACAGTAAGAACAAAATGTTCTTTGGTTTCTCTATTTCCACGTTGCACGTTACTAATGTATCGGTTAAGTCGAAATAAATCACCTTGAATCACCTTTTGTTGATCTTCTCCTGCAACATCCCATAATTCACGTGTGTTAGTATCAACTGCTGCTAATATCTCTGATAGTTGTAATCTTTCGGTCATCGGTTTATTGTACCATGAATGTTTGTTTTTGTTATAAAAGTTTATCTAAATGAATCATTTCACTTTGTCTCGATATTTCTTTGACAAAGTACGCACATTCTGGTGCATCCCCATCAGCCAATGGCATTGCCAATAATTGGCCGTTTTTCATTTTTGGAAAATACCATTTAATATCATTGTAAAAATTAACTATTTCAATTGGCTTGAATTCCAATCGATGTGAACTCAGTGGATTGAATACTAATGCTTCAAATCCCCTATCATTTAAACTAGTTAACGGTATTATTTCAATATTAGTTGCACTAGTACTGTCACCCACTGCAATGTGCCAATCAAGTGGCATGGTGATTTCTTGATCCCCAATTCTTAACACCATTGCTGGTGCATTGAATGATTCCAAAAAAATTAATGGCACGAAAAAGAAATCTGGATTCAATGGTGCACTGTTATCTAAAACAGCAAATCTGGTATCATCATCAACTGTGTCAGGTAAATTATTCAATGAGACCGCTTTATTATCTAATGTTAATATATTCATTATTATCCTTATTTCTGCCAATCAACTTTTTCTATCGTAAATGGATATTGAGCTTCTCGGTAAAATTTCTTTCTCTCCGTAAGGTGACGCTTCGCAAACTTACAGGTGGAGGTAATATCCCAGATTTGGACGAAGTCTTTGTCTTTGGCTTTTCTAACTCCACGCCCAATCGATTGTATAACTCTTGTAAAGCTTTTACCGGGCTCAAGAAGAACCAAATTAAATACACGGGGAATATTAAGACCAACAGCAGCAACACCATAAGTGGCGACAATAATCTTGTTATCACTTGTTCTAATTTCATCATATTCATCTTTTCTGTCTTTTGATTTTACCTTACCTGATATGAATACCGAATCAGGTATTTTATTTACAATGAAATTGCCAGTATCGATTCGATTAACTAATACCAACGTATTACCCGTTTCAGCTATTGAACTTATCATATTACTAATAAAAGTCATTCTTTTTGAATCAGTTACCAAATAGGTTAATTCTTCTGAATACGATTGGAAAGCTGCTAGATCATACAGTTGTGTTATATTAACATGACACCCAGATAATACACCCATTTCTTGTAATTCATGCGCCTTAATACCACCGACCACTGGTCCAATACTAGCAAAAATGCTTTCAAACTCATGTGATTCTTTTGGCACTGTCCCAGTAAGTCCCCATCTAATTGGTGCATTACAAAGATTTTGAGTAAGTAGATTTTTCAAAACTTCTGCTTTTGCCATATGTACTTCATCAACAATTACGGCTTTTACATCGTCTAAAAATTCTGCTAATGTAATAATATCATGCTGATTGTTTTTACTTTTCTTATCAAGAATATTAAGACTTTGCCATGTACATATAGTGTGAGTTTTGTACAAATCTTTTCTGTCACCATAATATACACCGACATCTAGTCCACAATTGATGAAATCTTCTTCGGTTTGTTCTACCAGTGATTTATTTGGGACAATAATAATAGTTCTACCATATTGCTCACATAACTGTGATAATGTTGCAGTAGTAATAGTATTGTGTGTTACAATATAATCATCTGTAATATATAAATGATCTGGACTATCGATTAAAATACATTTAACACATTCAGTAGATACCTGTTTGATATCAGCTACATTAAGCTTCAATGTATTGCCATATTGATATTTAAAATTAGTAGCAGTAACTTTCCGAGTCAATGAAGCAAGAATCCAAGGTTTCGGAAATTTAGTCGTAACAAGATAGGCATCTTTACATGATTTACGAGTTCCATTATACATATATGTTCTATTAGTTTTATGTTTCATTTTAGCAATACCACCAACACTACGAATAAGTTGTTGAAATCCTTTAGCTAATTCTAAACTAGTACTAGTGAAAGTAACACTAGATTTATCAATGGTTCCGTCACTATCAACCAATCCTCTTATTAATTCAAATCTCTGTTCTAAACTTGCAGTGAAATAAATTTCAGGTATAAATTTAGAATGACTATATGTTTCCATCAAATTTAGTTCTTTTAAAATGTGTACATATTTGTGAAATGAACTGTTAACATCAGTAATATTGTCATTCGAATTTCTATCTTTGTTTTTCAGGTAGTTGGATTTACTATCTTGCAAAATTTCATTGGTTGCAAATGTGATACTATAATCATACCTGGATATATGGTTAACCTTGTAATTAACATCCAATTTCGATGAAACCTTATCAATTAACTCTTGATCTGCAGAAGTAAATGAAACTTTGTTATTTCTAAAACTACCATCACCCAATAAAAACCCAAGCAACCACGGATCCATTGGTAACATAATATCAACATTATCATCTTCCATTGTAACTAATGGAACACCGATGTTACGTTTAGAAGATGATTTTAATTTGATTAATTCATTAGTTGAAATATTTCGATATGGACCCGTACTTGATCTTTTCCAATCAATATTATATATTCTCCAAATATGATCACCACATGATCTAGTAGATCTACCATCACTAAATGTTAATTCATATACATCCTTAATGCCAGGTTCATATGTATCTAGTATCTTTGCTGGTTTACCGGTCGGTGTTATGACATAGTCACCAACTTGTAACTCCCCCATAGTTTTCCAACCGAAATTTGTCAATACCTTACTAGAATAGGGCTGACATTTACCAGCACCTGTTGCGATTTCTTGCAAACTCTGTGGATTTTCCAAAAATCGATTAATTGCATCGACTTGGTAGTCTCGTAACATGATCGGTGTACCTTCAGCTGGGTGTCCAGGTGGCCATACTTTACCTTGATCTGCCCAATATGTTTCTGTAACCTTATTAAAATGCAAGTTAATCGAGTTGCGTCGATCATCGACTTCTTCAATGTCAATTCCCATCCCTTCGAGAATTGTTAATATTTTTTCTAATTGGCTTAAATAGCCATTCCCACCAATTCCGAATAGACTTACCATCCCATCCCATCTACCCAACTTGAATGATGGATGATATTTAGCATATGGTATTTCATATTTGAAAGTAGCTGCGAGTTTTTTCCTTGCATCAAGCGGAAGGTTTTCTAGTTTTATATTAACCTCATCCTTAATGACTAATCGTACTGCCATACACGTTCCTTGTGTTTTATTGTTTTCATCCGTGAAAACAAATGTTTAAATAAATCGTTGTCTAATGATTGGTTCATCATTAGTATAAATTATTGATAAATCACACCTGAATGAATACACCGCTGTTTTCCCACTAATAACATTAGTGTTTAACGCAATAATCGCATCAGGCTTCCATTCACTCGTTAATAAGAATTTTGGTGGTTTATTGTAATCAATCCCCACTATTACTGAATCGATGGTTAATTTAGCATTATATTTCTTTTCTGCAATCATCGTATTAAAGTTTTTCGATGCATTATTACTCAATCTAAAATATATTCCAATATTATCAGTTATACCACTATTATCCAATGCATTAGCGACTGTAAGTAGATCTTTTTCTACCAAAGATGTATTCCGGCTGTCAAAAGTGAACAATATTTTAGTTCGTTTCAATTTGTGAAGTGCAATAATCAAATCATCGATTGAATATTTGGTATTATCAATCCACTTGCGATGCGTTTCTCTTGAAGCAATAATAGAGGCTAAATCAGTCCCATGATGATTATTCGGCATGGTATATTGATACTTAATACGCCTATCATAAATTATCAGATCTCTATTTGGGTCATCACCAATTTCTTCCAACATTTCAATAATATATGGTTTATCTTTTACATTTTCAAATGTAAATGTATTAGCATATCTATCTTTATTCCATGATTTAATTATTGACAAGTATTTTAAGAATTCATCACAAAATGAAAAATGTTTGGTTGTAAATGTATCATGCAATAATTTAATGTTATATTCAGTCAATTCCAACTCATACAGATTACCAATTCTAATATGTGCAAGATCAGTCAATGACATTAATGTCACAATTATAGATTTGTAATCGTATAAGTATGTAAACTCAATTCTAATAACTTTTTTAGTGGTTTCTGGTTTTTGGAAAATGTAGATTCTTTTCAGATTTTCAACTGCCCTAAATTCCTGTGACCATCTTGGATTTTTCATTGCCGATTCAAACGCATATTCATAATTTATAAGTATATCATAATGCTCTTGAAACAATCGCATAATAACTTTTGATTGCCCTTCAGTAACAAATCCACTATGTATTATTTCTGCCATGTTTTGGATAAATTTGCGATCTTTATATGGAATTGCATCATCTGGCAATGATTGATGGAGACGAGTTAATAGGTTATCTATTGAAATCATAATATATACTAAAATTATAAAAACAACGGGCTTTCACCCGTTGTGTGTTAAATGGTGGCGTCTTCCATACCGGCTATTCGTAATTTTACGATATTAGTAAGTTGCCATTGTTTTTGTTCTAATGATTTGGTTATCCCTAACCATTTGTTTCTCAACAACGCAAATTCATTTATTATCTTTTCAAAGTCTACCACATCTGGTTGACCATCAACAAATTTTTCACATTCCCGAGTAGTCAATGCTCGATTGTAATGCTCTAGAAATTTCCGAAAAGTTGAGCTCCGCAATTGTCGGAGCTCAATGTTAAGATATTCCAAAATAGCTTCAATTTCTTGAAGCTGTGTGTAGCGTTGTTCAACTATCCCTGGCATACTTGCCGCTGCTTTTTCAATATTACCAGAAATTTTGCATTCTTGTCTAGCAGTTATTAATTCATTTTCAAAAAATGCAATACAACTGTGAAGTTTTGTAATATCTTTTGTTACAGTAGAATACCAGCTCATTAAAAATCGAGCTCTTTGTAATCATCGTCATCATCTTCTTCATCATTATCTTCATCAAGATAATAGGTGATTGCATGATCCAATACGCCATCCACTCCGATCACATTTTGAAGAACTCTATCACGAACGCCATAATCGGCTAATAATTCAATATATCGTTCTGCCACAATATCGATTTGTTTTTTATCTAGGTAGTCAGCAAACAACATCCATACTTCACCAATTTGTGCTTCATTCAACATTTATTTTATTCTCCATCTGTTACATTGGTATTGATTATAATTTCACCAGTGTCATAATCAATGATTTCATTTTCGTTAATATTGTCTAGTTCTGAATCTGCTTCAAATTTGACAGTTGGTCTTGTGGAAAAATCAAGCATCAACATATCTAAACAGCCATTTGTATTTTTTTCCCATTCTTTACGGAATTGTTTAATAGAGGTACCATCCAGAAAATCGTATCTCAAACTATTACCATCTTTAACTAATAATTTTTTGTTATCAAACATACTAACTAATCCACTATATGGGCTCATACCAGTAGTATAAGGTATCCTAACTTCTAATGTTTCAAATGGTTTAGCATATCTAGTCTTCATGATTTTACATGCTGCTCTAATACCATTTACTGTAGAGGTTTTGACACCATCTTCATCTTCTTTTAATTTCAATTTACGCATCGCTACTACAATTGAACTAGCATAAATGAAACCTTGTCCACCAGAAATTTTATCGTCCGGGTCAAACATATCTTGACTAGCATAGCTATGATTAGTAGCGACTAATCCAACATTTTGTGCACCAAACATATTCACACAGTTTCTAACCAATGCAGTTAATGCTTTTGGTTTTCTACCCATATCACCTTTTAAATTACCTGCTTCAAATTGATCTACATCAGTCGGTGTAAGTAACATACCCAATGAGTCGATCACAAATAATACCTTTGGTTTATCGTCAGTAGATAATTCCTTGTAGCCTTTCATGAATTCACTAATAGTTTTAGCTACATCATCGATCATGGCCATATTTAATTTCAGTAATTTATCTTCCGATGTATCAACACCCAAGGCTTTTAACCAATTTTCATCTAGTGCATTTTCACTATCGATTAATACAACAAAGATATTTTGGTCCTGTGCATTTTTGACAATATTACCAGAACAAATATAAGATTTACCCGCACCTGATTCACCAGCAAATACTGTCACTTTTCCAAGTGGAATACCTCGGTTGAAATCTGAACTAATAAGATAATTAAGTGCATAATTTCCGGTTGAAACCCAATCTGTCGGATCATTAAATCCGATTCCTAACCCATCAATGCTTTTGGTTAGGGTTTTTCTAAATTTTGTTAAGTCGAACGCTTTGTTCATAGAATCTCCCTTGAAAAGAAGTGAGGGGATCCATCCCCTCACTTGATACAACCTACGTGCTAAACGTTTCTACTACGAATTTTAGCCAAGATTTCAGCAGCACGGCTATCACTTGATTCAGTATTTTCTACTGGCTGTGAAACCGGTACTGATTCTTGCACTGGTGCTGAATAAGCAACAGGCGCTGGTTCTACTGGAGTAGAATAGCTTTGCACAGGTGTAGGGATTGCACTAACTGGATCACCAGTAGCTTGACTCATACCGGCTGGTTTAAAGTATTGACCCCAACGTTCCATATCATATGCTTCACCATCTACCGAAGCTTCGAACATTTCTTTAATTACACGTAA